CAGCTTTTTGTTGGTCTAATAAATAACCACTTTGTTTAACAAGTTTCTTACCTAAATTACCAACTTGTTTACCAACGTCTTTGAATGTAACCGCTAATAATTTAACTTCTTTAACAGCATCTTCATGAATATTTAACCTTTTTTGAGCTTTAATAATATCCTCATCAAGAAGTTCAATCTCAGTTTTTTTATGAGTAATTAAACGTTCTTTTTTATCAATTTCGCCTTGACTAACCTTACTACCCTTGGCTTTCATCGCAAGTAAAATTGCCTCCTGTTTTTCTAATTTTTCATTTAAAGCAGTACGTTTCCCTGTAATAAAATTTATATTAGATTGTAATTCTTTAGTTTCGTTTAAAAGTTTATTGTAATCACTTAAACTTTTAGAAGCTTCACGAATTAATTTAACTTTCTCAACATGTGCATTAATGTCATCGTCTTTCTTAGCCATTCTTTACTATTTTTATCGCACCTTTACCATATAGTTTACAACTAAGGTCTTTATTACAAAAATTTATTTTTACATTATAAATTGATGGTTCTAACTCTTTTAATATTTCTAATTCCCAATGACCTTGTTTTTTAGTGCCAATTTTAATTATATTACCTTTTTGAATTTTACCAGTGTATAATTTATTATTTTTAATTAATTTATGTGAAGCGTTAACAATAACACTATTCGTTAATAATTTAAATCTAACGTCATTTCCTTTAGTTAAGTAAGAGTCGCTGGTTGATTTCTGATTTAAAATTTTATTAATTTGATTAACACCTTTAGGGGATGCGTTTGTTAATGTATCCCAAAAACTTGGTGTTTTTTCAATAGCCTGTAAGAATTCAGGGCTAACTTCAATCTTATCAATTAACTCTTTTTTAGTGAGTTCTCTTTCTTCATCACTTTCTAAATCTTCATCACCTTTATGAACCTCAATTGCTATTATATTATTTATTGGTAATAATTTATTATTTGAATACAGATTCAATACTAAATCATTATTTTTAAATTTAACTAAATCATTAAAATCTAAATAAATGTTACGATTTCTAAAAATATTAGCTAATTTATCCATTCTACCACTATTAGCATTACCACTTTCACTTTCAGTTTCAATATCTTCTAACGTACAAGTCAACCGTTTAGGTTCAACCCCAACAACCTTCAATAAGATAGTATTCACTAAAACCACATTTTTACCTTTATTTTCTTCCGATGAAATATAAATAACATCACCTTCCCCTGTAGTCTTTAATTCAGAGTTCATATCATCTATTCTTTGAACATTTTCTGGGTCATGTACATCAATTACTTCAATATCACCACCACTTTTACCAGTTAAAAATTCTTTTACAGATAATTTCTCTTCTTTACCTTCAAATTTAGAGCTTTTTTTATCACTATCATATTCATGTAAAGTGAGTATACTATCTACCATAGCATCTTTAGTAAAAGTATACCAGATTTCACTTTGTTTATCCACCATAACAATCCTACCAGCTAAATTTTCAACTATCTCAAATGCCCTTTCAGACCCATCCTTTAAAACAAGTCTAACCATATTGCCATCAGCCATTGATGAAAAACTATCCTTTAACTGAGCTTCAATCAATAATGAATTGAGAATACTAAAAGCTTTCGTTATATCAACCATAATAAATTCTTTTTATATAAATATCTAATAATAATAAAACCCCTAAAATTTAGGGGTTTTTTCTATCTTGGTGTAAATGTCCTTGTTTGGCTATTTTTACCTGTTTTAACTACTTTAGCACCAGAAGATTGTTTTTCTTCTGAATCTAAGTGTTCGTTTTGTAATGTAATAATAAAGAACCTTCTTTCGTAAGTCGGCATTTTCATTACATCGTCATAAGAAAACCCTAAATGCTTTTTACAAATATAGATTTCCTCAAGTAAATGACGTTTATACTCCAAGTTCAGGCCAAAAAAATGATAGGTTAAGGGGAAGAAACGTGTCGATTGACCCACCCCCAGGAGTCTGAACAGTGATATTCATATCAATGCCAGATTCAATTTCATTAACTTTTTTTCTAAAAGTCCTAACGTCACCAATTCTCATTTTCTTATCAATGAAATCACTAACGATTTCTTTATCATAATTACCATCAATTGCAATAATTTGCCTTTTCAAAGTATATGTTGATGCATCATTAAATTCGGGGCCAGATTCTTCAGTCATTTTTTCAATATGCTCTTCAATCTCATCAACATCACCAACATTTAATAATCTATAAGTAACTGTACTTTGACTAATAGGTAATTTATATGTAAAGTGACCATCTTCATTAGGTTTTTCAGTTAAATACTTAATACCCAATTTAGACAAATCTATTTCAGCATCAAATTGTTTATACTCATTTTCAGGGTCTGATAATTTAATATTGTACATTGCACCATAACCAGTAGCACGTAACCAAATCATGATTGCATTCCTGTCTCCAACATGTAAATCTTTATATTTAATTGAAGAATCTAACATTTTTCTATTAATTAGAATTTCTAAAAATTTTCCTGACTTTAAAAGGTTTGGGTTTGTGATGATATTCTCATCCATAGCGTTTAAATAAGCTACTTTTAATGAACTTTTACAGTTTTTGTATAATAACCCTTCACTTGGCAATTTTATTAGGTCAAACGGTACGTTTTCTTGTGGTCTACTTAATTCGGCATATTTATCCTCATCAGGTAACTCAAAATTTTTGTGTGATTTAACTTCGGGTTGTGAATAAGTGATTTTAGCTTTACTTTCATCGATAAAATCCGATTCAATACCTTGAGACTCTGCTTTTTTCTTAGCAACTAATTCGTCTCTTAATCTTAGCTGTTCAGATAACTTATCAAGACTATCTTTAGTCATTTGGGCTTGAGCATCTAACTCACCATTAGGTTTATTCTTTTCGATAACACCTATTTCATTACTGGCTTGGGCAGCAATTTTAGTGCCCGTTTCGTTAGCCTCTTTCATAGCGTCAGACATTTTATCTGATGCTGGAAATACTTGTGGTTTATTTTCCATTTTAAAAAACTTGTTTAAATATATTATATACTATAAATACTTAAAGTAAAGTTTTTTTTTACTAATCTAATTCCATATCGGTGATTCTTTCACCATCTTCATCAGAAAACCATTGACTACTTTCAACATCAGTTGGTTCTGGTTGATTTAATAGACACCCACAATCTTCTTCAATTTCTTCAGTTTCCTCAATAGTTTCCATATCATCACCTAAAAACATCGCTTCATCAATATCTTCTTCATTGGCATACTTCCCATCCCAACTAAATGCACTTTCATTACATCTTTGTTCAAAAAGCATATTAGCTTTTTTCATTGCAATTTTTTTATCTTGTCTTCTCATTGTTTTTTACTTTATCATAAGCTTCAAACCCATAATGGTCATCAACAAAAGTTTTGATATCATTATCATTATATTCTAACGCTTCCCCATTTTCAATAGCTTCTTCTGGTGAATAATCTGCTAAATAACCACCATGTTTTGATGTGATACTATGTAAGTGTTTTGCTTTTTCTAAATCACTGTATAATATATAGGCATCACCATAAATACCATTACCATCTCGCTTAACAACCATCAAATCAACACTACTATTATCTTTAATGTATTTATTGAACCATTTTTCAATAAATGGGCCAAGAAGAAATGCCACATTTCTATCCCCTTTTAAAACGGACATCATGGCACCCCAATCAGTGTGAGCGTCACTAGCACTAATTGTTTCATTTAAATATCTTTGTTCAAAAAGAAGGTTTACCTTCTTCATGTGTATTTTTTTATCGTACCTTCTCATTATTTTAACATTCTAGATAATTCAGGAAATATGTCTGGAACATATGTATACTCTATTTTTTTCTCCTGAATCGTTGGGTCTTCGGCATTAACCCTTTCTTGAAAACGCTTATTAGCTTCCACCATAGCCGTTTTTTTATCTTGTCTTCTCATAACTTTTATAAATATTTAACCCATGCCCAGAATTTTCTAGTTTTAAGATAATCTGGGTTTCCTTCATTTGTTTTAGCCTCTCTTTCAAAAGAAAGGTTTTGATATGCTTTAGTACCAAATATAAATAATTTAATAAACCACTCTAATGTATAAAAAACATAAAATGGTATTACCAACATTTCAATTTGTTGTTTTATATGAATACTTTCATGTCTAATTATATTTTTTGGGTTATTTTTATACTTCTCACGTAAGATTATAAATGGGAATAATGTAATTCCACCTATTGACATAAAAATGCTAAGGTTTTTTAAAAAGTTGTCGTTGTATTTAATTATTGGTATCTTCATAATTATAAATAGTTTATTAAATAAAAAAAACCACTTTAGTAGCGAAACTTAAGTGGTTTTAATAGCCGTTAGACTATAATCGGTCCTAAACCGTTTATTTTAATTTTTCTTGTTCTTCAATTTCTTGATTATCAATATCTTCATATATATCTTTTAAAGTTTCACCTCTAGTGACCCTTTTATAAATTATAACCCCAAGTACTAGTGCTATACATGCTATTCCTAAAATATTTTGTATCTCCATTTATCTTTATTTAATTTTTATAATTATTTAGAATAATAAAATTGCTCTATCAAATCTTAATGTTGCGTTAACTTCAGCTATCCCATCATCTTCCATTGATAAATCACCAAATCCAACGTTGGTTAACATAGTCCCTTGTAATTGCCATTTCTCAACAACAACTCCAGTTGGGTCTAACATTTCTATTTCAACATCTTTTTTATATCCAGCAGCATAACCTTGTCTACCTGTTACAGATTCAGATTGTAATCTAACCCATTCCATAATAGCTTGAGATGTAGATGGTCCAATAGCGTCTCTAAACACTACTTCAATAGTTTCCCATGTAAATCTACCAATAACCCACGTTGATGTGTTTAAGAATGGTATTTCAACTTCGCCTTGCGTAATTGAAGGACGTGATGCGCTAGATAACCACCATTGTTGAATACCTAATTCAGCTGGAAATCTCATTAACCATCTATTCTTTTTCTTTGGCTCATAAGGTACTGGCATTTTCATTAGTAAATCACTCATAATATTTTTGTTTTAATTTTTAAATTGTTTATTTAATAATAAATATGTAAGGAAAGATTTATTTTCCCTTACATATTATATTTTTTTTATACGTCTTCAAAAGAAGCACCAGTATTCATTACAACAAATTCAACAGTTATGAACTCTAAAGCTCTAGTTGGTTTGATGAAAATTCTACCATTTAACTCACCTCTATCAATTGATTCTGGTGAAGTATCAACTTCCACACGGAAATCTGTAAGACCTCTTTCACTTCTAATGTTTTCAAGAATTGGGTTAACCAATGACTTGAATTGATTTCTTACTACCTCATCATTTTGTTCAAATAATAATCTTATTGATACAGCAGAAATTAATTTTCTAGCTTGTAATAATAATCTTCTAACGTTAAGTCTGTTTAATGCAGTTTCTTTAACTTGTAAGTTTTTATTACCAAATATAATTAAACCTTCAGAAGCAAACGTTGCGATTGGGTTAATTCTACCCTCATACAATGTATCTCTTTCATCTAAAGTTAATTTTTTTCTTGCTTTGATACCACTTACAACACCTCTTTGAACACCCGCCACAGCAAACCATGGGAATGATACATTATCAGTTAATGCAATGTTTCTAACAACATCTCTAGTTGGTGGTAAGTAAACTAATACTTCATTATCACTATCTTTTACTTGTATCCAAGGCCAGTATGTTGCAGTATAGTTACTATCTATTCCTGTGTTATCTAATCTATTAACTAAATCATCAACCTCAATCACCGCTTCATTTTCATAATCTGGTGTTGTTGCAATATATATTGAATCACATCTTTTTTCTTCTACCATTTCAATAGTAGCGTCAACTAAATTTGTATTATTTAAAGTATCAATACCTGGTGTTGCTAATACATTAATGTTAATTGCTTCAGGGTTATTGAAAGTGTTAATTGCTTCAAAATAAGCATAGTAATCAGAAGTAGTTCCTTCGTCACCAGTACTTGTTATTTTTATATCAATCGCACCACTAGATTCAGCTAAATCACTTTTAGTTTGACCTTTAGCGTAAGTGTCGGTATTAGTTCTACCATCTCTATATATATCCCATCCATCAAAACCACCGTAAGGTGCCATCGTGAATTTTCTTGAATAAATTTTATTATAAGTAGTGCCAGTTAAATCTAAATCATCGTCAGTTTTAAATGGATAAAGACCAGCGTCTAATATAGAACCATTGACTGTCAATCCACTCGCATCGATATCCATATGGAATCCATTAGTCATACCACTTGTTACCGTAATATCAGTACCTAAGTAGTTAAAGAAATTTTGGTCAATACCTACAGTATCAGATAAACCTAAATAGATTTTTCTAATTTTAGAGTAAGGTAAGTATTCGGTATTATAGTTAATTGAAGGTGCTAATTCACCACCACTGTAAACCCTTGCAGGTAAACCTGTGAAACCAGCTGGAAATGAAGTTGATGTATCTTCATCAATATCCAATTCAAGTAATACGTAATTTGAATTAGATGCGTAAAAACCATCTAACGTACCGATTCTTCTACCAATAAAATTATCAGAAGTTGGGTCCATAGTACATCTAGAATATCTTTCTAATGTAATTGGATTTGCGTCAGTATCGTAAAATGCTCTAACTCTAACATCGAATTCTCTAGCGTCAGGTTTAATATTTTCGATAGAAATTTTAACTTCTGAATTTGCAGAAGTACCATCAGAAATTGTAATTAATCTAAATAATTTTTTAATAACCTCACCATTAACCTCTGAGATAACCCATGGTGTAACAGCTGGTAAATATTCAGTTTTGTAATCAGAAAATGTAGTTCCATTATCAACCAAAGTTGTACTTAATCCAGTTATTTCTACATTAGTGATTAATTCTTCTAACATATTAGAATAAATTTCTTCAACATAAATAGGGGCTTGACCAACATCAGCTTTAGTTCCTAATACTCTAGTAATGAAACTTTTCTTTGTAGAATCAAGTGAAACTGTATAAGAAAACCCAGAACCACTAAGAGTGAAATCTGCTTTAGCGTCAGTTGTTGAACCAGTTAAAGTTGGGTCAATTGATAAATCACTTGTACCCCAAATTAGGTTTTCAGAAGCGTCATAAGAAGCTCTACTTCTTAAAAGTGCTATTACTTGGTTATTATCGGCTGTTATAGCCCAAGATTGTCCAGCATCATATCCTGAAAAACCTAAAACTCTTGTTACATAAAGTTGATTTGATTTTGTAAAATATGATTTTGCTATATATGGCAATTCATATTTTGGGTAACCAGTGTCGGTAACTTTTGTTGCGTTTAACCCACCAAAGAATGATTTGAACTCGTTAAAGTCAGAAACAAATATTGGTTGGAAAGCTGGACCTTTTGTGGTCTCACCAACTAACCCCAATGTTGTTACACCAACTTGACGTGTTACGAATGATAAATCTTTTTCTGAAGTATAAACTCCTGGGCTTACGAATACTCTATTGTTAGAACTCATTTAAATTATTTTTATTTTTTTTGTTGTAATTACTTATTTCTAAATAAATATGTAATTTTTTACCAAAAGTTTTTATGATGTATGTAATACATCATAATTAGTAGGTTTTTTGTCATACTTTTGTCATACTTATATAGAAAAGCCTTATGAAGCGGTCTAAAAACTTAAAAATAACTCCTACAACTCACAAAATATTAAAAGATTATTGTGAAGAACATGGATTAAAAATGTTCGGCTTTGTTGAGAAAATAATTAAAGATACTTGTAAAAAACCAACTGACTTATACGGTGAATAACCTCACTTATATAAATATGAAATAATTATGGGTTATTTGGTTTGAGTTTTAATAATTCAGAATTAACATTAACTGAATGTTGAATATCATCACTTTTTGATGTGATATCAGATAATACTTTCCCAGCTGAATCTGTAGTAGTGTGACCACTTATAACGTTTTCATCCCAAACTGCATCCGAGATACTTTTATTTCTTTCTTCTATTGTTAGGGCTCCATTATCAGTTAATTTATAAATACCACCTAACCTAACTTTACCACTAGTACAAGAACTATCTATCACGATTTGCCCTTGGTCGAATTCAAATGTGTTATCTTGTGCCCCCGTAATATTTATCAATTTAACACCACCACCATATTTTCTAAATGCTATTGGTATATCTGAATTGTTAACATCCAATGTCACAGTACCCTGACCTGGTACACCACTAACACAATTAATGAGATGTATATTTTGACCACCAACAATGTTATTTAATTGAATCGCTGGTGTAACGCCCACATCACCCCTAACTATACAATCCCTAAATATTGTTGGGAAAACTGTAGAACCAACATTCGATATGTTTTGCAAGGCACAACCGTCAATAAATAAATAACCACCAAACTCACCAGATACTATGGTATTTTTAATGGTGGTCCTATTGGTAGTATTACCTGATACAAACAATACAAAGCTATTTAAATTATTTTCACCAATTAATGTTATATCAGAGACATCTATATCTGTAAGAGATAGCGTACCTTCAAATAATATTTCATGTAACCCACGAGTATTTAATATTGTTAATGCATCAACTATATTATTAACTGGGTGCTGAATCGTTCCAAGGGGGAATTTAGTACCACTTTCGCTACTATTGGTATTTAGGGTGATATGACCATTGAATGCTGCTAATTGTAATTGGTCAGGAAAAATTACATGTGTCACATCTACCAAAGTAGTACCTGTTGAATTGTCCGTTACTTCGGCTATCCCAGTAATTCTAATATTACCGCCAGTAATCGTATTCTCTAGCGTAATATGCCCACCAGTGGCAATATTAATCTCAACATTTTCAAGACCACTTTTATTTCTTAAATGGATATCACCAGAATAATTTCTGATAGCTAAACTATTTCCACCACCATTAAAATCAATTGCAGGTGAATTCCCATCAAGAACCAACCCATCATTACAATCTATGAATGACGTAAGACCACTAAGACTACCTAAAGTAATTATACCCTCTAATATACAACGTTGAAACGTCCCCTCAACGGTCTCGACATCGATGATATGTGAATCATTAAAGTTGGCTGAATTATCGAATACACCAGTAATTGTTGCGTTGAATAAATTAATTTCACTTATTAATGCACCCGTATTAAACGTTAGAAAAGTTTTTTCTGCTGATTGACCAATAATAATATAACCCTCTAAATTATCTCCAGTATCAAAAGTATAATCACCCCTTACGTAAATTGTATTAAACCCCCTTAACTCGGCAATCAATACGGCATCAGGTACGTTATTAACAGGTAATTGCGGTGTACCTCTAGGGAAAACAGTTCCATTCGTTCCGTTAATAAAATCTAGTGTTACCCCACCGTTATATGAAGAAAATTCAATCGCTTGATTGGAAATAAGACCAGCAGCATTCGCTGAACGAATAGAAACTTGATTTAAATTAACCACATCACCAAGATTACTATTTGCCCCAATTAAATTAACAGCATATTGACCATCTTCAAATGTCATGGTATAACCATTAATAATTTCAATAACTCTAGCATATACAATACCACCCAATAATACCTCAGTATTATGTACATGGGTATTAGGGTACGCTATTCCATCTTCATTATCTTCTAAAGCCTTTAATGTTAACCTAAAATCGTTGATATTTAATTCTCTAATTTCAATCGGTGTTGTTTGCTTTAGAGTTAAATCAGCTTTAGGAATATTAATTACTCTAGTTGACCAAGTTATTGTTATTGCCATTTACTTTTTATTATTGTTTGAATTTTAATAATTCTTGTTCTAAATTTTGTATTCTATTCCTATAATCTTCTTTCATATCATTATTGTTAGTTAATGCACCAATCATTAACTTTTGGTTAATGATATTAGTTTCAGTTAAGGATGTTATAGATTCCTTTAACTTAATAATCTCGTTTGTTAAATCGACTTCTTTAACTTCTAATTTTTCAATCGCTAATATTGCAGTTTTTTGTAAATTTCTAAGTACGATATGCTTATACCTTAATTCTTCAATATCCAATAATAAATCATCTTTGATATCATCTTCGATATGTTCTGATTTAATTAAATGTTCCATATTTTTATCTTCCATAATTTTTTAATTTTTTACTCATCAGGAATCATTTGAACATTTAGGTTCAACCCTGATATATTATCTATTGTAGCACTTATTGGTGACGTTTTATATAAATCACCCGTTGTTGCTCTTCTTACCCTACCTCTAATGGGTTGAGACGAAGCTATTGACCTAGTATCTGTTATCACACCAGAAGCGTTAGTAACCCCATCTACAAATATAGTGGTAGATGTGATTGTCCCAACTGCTGGAGATGTTGGACTACCAGATGTTGTGTATGTATAAGCATTTACCGTTGTGACCGTAATCGTTTTAATTCCGTTATATTCATCTAAGGTAGCACCTATTATATTAACTTTATCACCAGTTGTTAAACCATGTGCTGTATGTGTTACTGTTGCTGTTGTAGCCGCATTGGTGATTGTCACACTTTCTCGATAATTCTCTGAACCACCAGAAAAAGCTCCGACAGCCACTCTAGCTGCATTAACTGCCAATCCAGTTGAAATATCTGTTACAGTTATTGTTGTTGTAACTTGCCCCGCAACCACATTTACAGTCGCCCCAGCAGTTCTAATTGATGGTATAGTATATCCAGCTCCAACATTAATAGTTAATGTACCAGAACCCACGTTTACGTATATCGCTTCATTTCCTGTTGAACTTGTAGAAGCTGGCGAAGCTGAAACTCCAACCACATAACCTTCTAATGTATTATCCCAATCCATTGTACCATCACCAACAGTATTCAATTCTACAGCGTGATTAGAACCATCACTAATAAATGAACAATCGGTAATTAGCCCTAAATCGGTTGATAATACTGACGCAGATGCAGTACAATTATCGAAAGTTGACTGGTCTATTGTTGACCCACCTTGGGTAACTAACTCACATCTAATAAATGATACGTTATTAATTACCGCATTAGATTGAAATATAAAAGTACTCATATCAGTAAAAGTGCAAGTGTCAACAGTAAATCCAGCGTTATCAATCATTTCAAACTCACCTTTAGAACGAGTACCTAAAGCTGATATATTTATGGATTCCCATAATACATTTGATGATGCGTTATTAACTTCTATTCTATTAAATGAAGTTGAAACCATTTCGGTATCTTCAATATTTATTACAACGTTGGAATCTCTCATATCTACCAAAGTACCTGACAACCCTAAACTCATCAACCCTTTCCATAAATATGAACCACCTACATCTTGAAACAATCCCCAACGCCCAGTTGTTGGATTATCATTTACTACCGCCATTTCATCGAAAGTTGCATACCCATTTGCCAAATCTCCGTTGGTAAATCGTACTTCACCCCTACCATATCTGATTATATCTATTGTATATGAGTTACCCTTTGCTGGTGATTGTGTTGGGCAGTTAACACCCACACCAATGGTATTATATGTTGTGTTTGGTGAACCCTGTGTTTGAGTCGCTAATCCCGTTTCTGTTGGGTCTACTACAAAGTTTAACCAACCACCATATGCATAAGTCCCTGAACCACCCACGTACCATCCTCTGTAATTTGCACTCGTATTACCAACCAACATTCGTAAACCACCTTGTGCTTTTGTACCCAATGCGTTTGGTGCGAACCATTTAAACCACACAAAATAACAAGTTTCACCAGCAGTCCAAGTTGGTTGTGTTCCCGTATAAACCAAAGCACCTAAACCTGATTTTCTCATAGCCTCGGATACACACACAGTACCGTAAATTGCTAAATCCGAATCAACTTCACCAGAACCATTTAATTGTAGCATTCCAGTTGGTTCGACTATACCCGTTACGGTTGTCATATCTTTATATGTCAACAAATCTGTTGCGTATACTGCTGCTGCCATTAGTTAACTTTATTATATTCGTTCATTATTATTTTTTCTATGATTTCCTTTTTATGACCTTCAGCTAAAAAGTATTCATTTGGTGTATTTGTAAAAGATGAAATTACTACCGATATACCACTTTCATTCAAACTCTTAATGTATTGACTTACAATTGGAGTTTTACAAGAACCTATATCTTTTGGTAATTCAATCCCAAAATATATTTTAGTGGTTACTTTTTCAAAAGTCACCCTACATTCGTTAGGTCGTAAACTTATATCCATATCATCTGAGTCTAAATATAGACAATTAAAATTTCTACAAGAATTAGGTCTACTATTATAAATACCACAACCTTTACTTAAGATACAATCACCACACATAACACTCGCTGGTTTATTTATCTCTGGTATTGGTAATAACTCACAACATAACGTGCAATCCCCACATTCTTTACTTTTATTTGATTTTTCCATAAAAAAATATCCTTATCTTATTAATAAATATAATAAGATAAGGATAATTGTAAAGTATTTTAATTTAATCTCTAATTACTCATCCGTAATCCTAGAAGCTACCGTTGAACCACCCGCAGCACCCAAAGTACCCGCTGATTCAAACGTTTTAATTGGCGTTACCTTACCATCTCTAACTCTAACAAATAAATCTCTTGGAGCATCGAATACCGTTGTGAAGGATTCAGAGGTCGCAGCAACATCTTTATCAATATATGATACATATGCATTAGCACCGTTAGTTACGTCATCAGGAAGTGTCCCAGTCAATGTAAATGTTGAACCTGCATATGAAGTATATGGTATTCTATTATAAACACCTAAATCACCTAATACTCTGATAGTACCAATAGCTGGAGTATCAATAGGGATTGAAGCTTGCATAACAATTGTACCAGCTCCAGAAGAAGCAGCAGTTGAAGCCATTTGGTCTATTTGAAGTACACCACCACTTCTTGGTCCTACCAAGATTCTATCTTCAGCTATTTCAAGACTTGAAACAGTAAATGTAACGTTGTTAGGTGGAATTTGTGTACTACCTGATAAATCTTGAATTGTATCAGTCGCTACTAAATCTCCATCATCAACACCCACACCAAATGCACCAATAAGTGAACCTGTATATGAACCTAAGAAAGTCTTAGGAACCGTTTTAGCTGCGGTTGTACTTGAAATTGCCGTTGCTGTTGATGTTACACCTGAAATTGATTCAGTAGATGGAAGTATACCAGTTAAAAGTTGTACCCACATAATTGTACCACTAGTCGTACTATCAATTGCTAATAAGTTTGCAGTACCTGTAGCCCATCCAACCACTTCTGGTTCTTGCCATATTCCTGTTACTGTGTTTATAAGGATTTCGTGAGTTACACCTAAGAATAATTCACCTGGTTGTCCATAAAGAGTTTCAGTAGTTCCATTACCAGAAGAGTATTTAATATATTCCCAAAGTCCTTTAAGCCCATCACCTGAAGTGTCAGCACCATAAGTCCATAATGAGTAATAAGGTTGGTCACCCGCACCGTTATTTAAATCAATAAGGTTGTAACCTTCGTTTAAGTTTGTTGTGTGTGTATAACCTGTTACACCTGAATAAGCAGTTGTATTTTGTGCATCTGGTGTTGTACCTAGGGCAGCCACCGACTCACCTTGTCCAAGTGTCACGTTGAAGAAATCATAAGTATCTCCCCAATGTCTCGCTTGCACTCTAATTCTTTTACCATCAATATCACTACCACCAGTTCTTGATTTAATTAAACAACGGAATAAGATACCCGATGGGGCATCACCATTAAAACCACCAGTTGATTGGTCACCCCAGAAAGGAGCTGTATCAGTAGTGGTAAATTGGTATAAATCGTTATTTTGGATTACCATTATTTGTGTATTGATGTTATTTACAGCACCTAACACTCTTAATCCTGAATATAATTCAGCACCAGAAGCTTGAGAAATAGAACCATCAAATAAATGTTCGCCCATCGTATCATCGATGTTATAATTTCCAAGAAGTGTGATAATATTATCCGTACTTCTATCAGAAGGTGTATCACTTGTGATATCCACAAAATCATCGTTTATTGAAGAAGCATCATCCGCTAATGCGCCTAAAAATCTGTGTAACTCAAGTACTGTGTAATTTGTAGTCGCACCACCCGTCCATCTAATGTCACCATTTGATGCAATCGATACGTCCGTGTCTAATATTGCCATGTTTTAATTGTTTTTAATTTTTACTTTTTTATGTTTATTATAAATATGTAATATTTATTAAAAATACAAATAACTTAACCTATTTGACCATAATTTATCTAACGTCTCTTCTCCATTTGACCAAAATGCTGTATATGTGGACCCAGAAATAGTGTCCATTTTTCTTATCTTACAAGCATTAATTTCACCATAACCAATGTAAGTTGTAGTGCCAGAGGTTTCACATGAAAATGTTATTGGTCCACCAATAAAATACCTATCATCTAAATTTACTTGAACGGTACCACCTGATAATCTATTAAATTCTAATACACCATCAGATGTATTAAAGGTAGCCCCAGTTAAATAATCATCAGTATTAGCACTTGTATCACCTGATAACGCATATCTATTATCTAAATTATAAACAACAGTACCACCTGATAACATAGTCAAAGTTACATCACCAGTAGTTATATTAAAATCACCACTAGTTACATAATCATCGGTATTTGTACTTGTATCACCTGATAAAGTATATCTATTATCTAAATCAACTTGAACTGTCGAACCTGAAATTCTAGTCAATTCAAGAATACCGTTTAAGGCATTAAATGATGCTGAAGTTACATAATCATCGGTATTTGTACTTGTATCACCTGATAAAGCATATCTATTATCTAAATCAACTTGAACTGTTGAACCTGATAATAAATTTAAACTCAATACCCCATCATTTGGGTTAAATGTGGCTCCAGTTAAATAATCGTTATTATTAGTGTCTGTAAATCCTGTTATAAAACCTGTGTCATTATTTAATGATGATAAGTCATGTGTATGTCCTGTTAGGCTATATCTATCATCTAAATCTACGTTAAATGTACCGCCAGATAATCTAGTGAATTCTAATAACCCATTTGAAGTGTTAAAAGAAACCCCTGTAACATAATCATCGGTGTTTGTACTTGTATCACCTGATAAAGCATATCTACCATCTAAATCTTCGGTTATTGTATCACCTGATAACGTTGTTAATGCCAACACTCCTGTTGCAGTATTAAATGTCATTCCCGTAACTACGTCACTAGAATCATTTGAATTATCGGTGAAATTAGTGGTTAATATATTACCGTCTCTTTGTTGAAGAGTAATTGTTTTTGTGTTAGTACCACTTACAGTTATACCAGTAATTGAGTCGTCATAAGCTATATCCCAATTAATTGAATTATCTGTGAATCCAGTTATTTCAGATATATTATGTGTGTGACCTGTTAAAGTGTATCTACCATCTAAAGGTACGTTAATTGTATTTCCAGAAACAGTTTCTAAAATTAAGTCACCAGACCCAGTATTAAATGTAGCACCTGTTATGAACTCAACTGTTGTCCCAGTTGTACCACCACTAATTAATACAGTCTCAAATACAAATGTCTTATTAATATTACTCATTATTTAACTAATCCTTTAATTTCAAATTTAGCTTCTTTTGTATCATCTCTATCAACAGTTAACACCATTTCTTCATTAGCTGAGATGTTAAATGGAAATGTTTGTTGGATACCATTAATTGCTATATTTACATTTGTGACATTTATCACATAATTTATTGATGTTATAAGTGCGTCATATGCACAATTAATAATAAACTCATCAGTAAAATGATTCGCTTTTATAATCACATTTAAAGATATCTCATCAATATCTTTAAATGACCTAATAACCACTTTAGGTTTAATTACTTTATCTATTATTTCAGTAAATATGATAGCTCTATTAATTGTTGGAACGAATTCATAATCATCTTCATCTAAAATATATCCCAATACTTTCATTTCGAAATTTTGAACGTAAAACCTTCTTCTATCAAAATCGTTTATTTGACTTTCATCACCAATTTTTTCTAAATGAATAGGCATTGGATGTCCATTCACATTGATATAGTATTGCCTTGATTGAAATGTTAATTGAGACTTTCGATTAAACATATTCAAATCTTTCATTCTATTACAAAAGAATCTAACTTCATATGTAACGTCAACTGACGTAGGTTGTGGAATTTTATATAAATCACCACCCTTACGACCCCCGTTAAAAGTAGGTACTTTCATATATGTATATAACTTATTACCTGGTATATTCCATATACCAGCTTGGTTAGTACCAACTTGGATGTCAGGTTTTCTGACTATAGTAATGAAGGGTATTTTAACATTTTTAAATTTATCTGAAGTATCCCATAATTTAGAAAATTCAGCCCACCTTTGAATTGTTAGAAAAATGACTGGGACTTTCACTCCATTAACCTCTATTTCTAAAATATCATCAACAAATTCAATAAAAGTCTTGTCAATATCCTCATAATAGATACTTTTTGGTAAATAACTTCCTTTATAATCTATATCATCAAGATAATCTTGTCTCTTTTCAGGTCCAACATTCTGATTTATAAATTTTACATTTTTTTTATATCCTTGTGACATACAATATTATTCTTCTTTAAACTTAACATTACCTCTATTAATTGTTGGAATGTGTTCATAATCATTTTCATCTAAAATATATCCCAACACTTTCATTTCGAAATTTTGAACATAAAACCTTCTTCTATCAAAATCGTTTATTTGACTTTCATCACCAATACTTTCTAAATGAATAGGCATTGGATGTCCATTCACATTAATATAAAATTGTCTGGAATTGAAAGTAGTTTGAACCACTTTATGTAATTTATTTAAATCTTTCATTCTATTACAAAAGAATCTAACTTCATATGTAACATCAACTGATGTAGGTTGTGGTATTTTATAAGTGTCCATACCTTTACGACCATCGATGAACGTAGGTACTTTCATATATGTATATAATTGCTTACCAGGTATATTCCATATACCAGCTTGGTTAGTACCAACTTGAATATCAGGTTTTCTAACTATAGTAATGAAGGGCATTTTAGTATTTTTAAATTTATCTGAAAAAGTCCATGTTTTAGAAAATTCAGCCCACCTTTGAATTGTTAGAAAAAGAACTGGGACTGATTCACCATCGATAGATATTATCATCTCTTTATCAACAAATTCAATAAAAGTTCTATCAATATCCTCATAACCAACACTTTTTGGTAAATAACTCCCTTTATAATCTATATCATCAAGATAATCTTGTCTCTTTTCAGGTCCAACATTCTGATTTATAAATTTTACTTTCTTAATAAAACCTTTAGGTAATCCCATAATATAATTTTAATTTTTATAATTTAACTCTTAAATCCCGTTAAATTCATCTTCGTTAGCAATTGTGCAATTTATTATTCTATAAGCACCCTTGTAACCTATTATTGTATGTGCATTATCATAGTTTTTTTCGCCAGCATCAGTCACGTTATAGTAAACAACATCGGTTTCATTAATATAATAGCCAACATAATCACCAAGCGAAACATCAACTCTAAGTTCATTTAAATGTTGAGAATAAACAATAAATTTTAAATTACCATCTTCTAAATAACGCATTGAACTTGAATTATAAGTTTTATTTTCAGCCTTTTCAATAATTGGCATAACATACAACTCAATTGGTGGTAGGAAGTTTATTTCACTAGCACTAGCTTCATTATAAATATCATCGGATTGCGTAGTTTCTCTATCAATTCTATATAATATAACGGTAAAATTACCATCACCTTCTATGGCTTCACGACCCATTTGTATTTCTAAATCATAATCCCTACTAGAAAAGAATTTATTTATTCTTTTAATTGGTATTCTCCTTTTATTTGACTCCATATTAATTAACTATATAATGATAAATATTTAATAATCACTAAATAGTTCTAAGCTATTCACTTTTTCATGAAAATAAAGTATATTAACAATATAATATATTGTTAAAGTTCAAAAAAATATACCATTTTGATAAATTTAGAAGACATTAAAAGTAGAGGTGCAATAACCCTACTACAAACATATAATGGAATTAATCCATACCTAAAAGCGTTGAAGAAAAAACTCATTAATAATGATAAAGTTGCGTTAACTGAGGGTCAGGTTGAATACATTAATAAGTTCTATGATGTAGAACCCCAAGTTATAAATCGTGTAGTCTCTATAAACCCCTTGTTAGGTGAATCACTTAAAGACAAACACAAACTTTCTTTTTTACCTGAAAAAATGCTTATACAGGCTATGCTTGCCGACCAAGAAAAGACATACCATGTATATGGAAAACTAAAAAAAAATCAAAAGAATGCGGAGATGTATTGGTTACCAAAAACATTAGTTTTAGATGACCCATATTTTACTGAATGTGAAGTTGAAGTTAATTGGGAGAAATATGAGGAAATGGATGTAATGGGTAGACACCCTTACGAACACCAAAAAGAAGGTATTAAATTTTTAGTATGTAGGAAAGGTGCTATATTAGCTGATGACATGGGATTAGGTAAAACATATCAGTCAATTGTGGCCGCTTTAGAAGTTGATGCTAAAAAAGTTTTAGTTATTTGTCCAGCTAGTGTTAAAATATCTTGGCAAAGAGAAATTGAAAGTTTTGACCAAAAAGCAATCATAGTAAGTGGTAGTAAATGGCCAGAAGTTGGTAGGTTTACTGTTATTAACTTTGACATACTCAAAAATTTTCATACAATTGGTGAACCAACGAAGGATAAAAACGGTAACTTTAACCCACATAATAGGAATATAGTTAATGAGAAATATGATTTGGTGATAATTGATGAGGCACATAAAATTAAAGACCATAAAACCCAAAGAGGTCAAATAGCTAACGAAATTGCGTTGACTTATGGAATTGAAAGAGTTTGGGAGCTTACAGGTACGCCAATCGCTAACAGACCAATGGATTTCTTTAATATATTAAAAATGATTAAATCACCTTTGGCTGACAATTGGAAATTCTTTGCTCAAAGGTATTGTGATGCTAAACGATTTCATAAAACACTTAAGAATGGTCAAAGAAGACAAATTTGGATTACCAATGGTGCGTCTAATCTTGATGAATTGGCAATTAGAACCAAAAACTCACTTCTTAGAAGATTGAAAACTGAGGTGTTAGATATGCCAGATAAGACAGTCTCAACTATTTACCATAAATTAAGTAAACGTGGTGAAAGAGAATATGAAAGTATTTGGGATGAATACATGGAGAAACGAGCCGAAGAAGGTAAACGCAAAATTAGTGATTTATCTAAAGATATTGTTGAATTGGGACTTCTTAGGAAATTTATAGCAATGGAAACAATCCCAAATACAATCGAATTAGCTAAAGATGCTATAGAACAAGGTCAAAAAGTGGTTATTTTCACCACATTTACAGACGAATTGAATGAAATAGCCGATAATTTCACTAATAGTGAGTGTGTTATACATAATGGCAAAATGACAGCAAACGCCAAACAAAAATCAGTTGATAGTTTTCAAAATAATAAAAAATGTAAAGTTTTTATTGGTAATATAACATCTGCTGGTGTTGGTATTACATTAACTGAAGGTACTGTAGTTATCTTTAATTCATTTAGTTGGGTACCAGGTGATAATGAGCAAGCTGAGGATAGATGTTATCGAATAGGGCAGAAATCTAATGTTTCGGTATATTACCAACTATTTACTGGTACAATTTCATTAGTAATGTGGTATACACTAATGAGAAAACAAGAAATAATTAATAAAATCATCAATAAAAAAGATGAACATGGGGATAGATTGAAAATGTTATTGGATGATTTAGAAGAAAATGGATTAGAATTATGATACAAATATATACAAGTGAAAATTGTGGTTATTGCAATGAATTACAAAAAAAATTAACGGAATTAGATATTAAATTCACCAAAATTGATATTGATGATAAAATTAATGAAATTAATGTGGAAAGTGTCTTTGAATTCATCGGTGAACCTGTAATTCCTATCATAATTTTAAAACCACATATATTAGCACCCAAAAGAAGTTTCAATACAATTGATGAAGCTGTAAAATTAATATTATCTTTAATTGAAGATTAATATATTTATAATAAAAGAAACTAATGGATTTTTATATAAATAGAACTGCAACTTTACCTATCTTAAAGATGGAATTAATAAATGATGGGAGAAATGATTTTAATAAATTCTATGATATGATTCAAAATTCACAAATCACTTTTTGTATGGTTGACACAAATACAGGTGTTAAAAGGATTGGTGATAAAGAGGGTTTGTGCATACTTAAAGGACCTTCAAGTGATTGTAACGGTGAAGAATATTTTATTGGTTATCAATTCACATCTAAGGAAACTAAAAAAGCTGGTACATTTGTTGGTGAATTCAAAATAGTTTTTAATGATGGTTCAGGTACTCTTATAGTGCCAATTAAAAATGAGTTAAATATCCATGTCCTTGAGAATTAAATCCCTATAAATTTATTGATATCTGTAATACAATCTCCTTTATTTGCTATACAAATAAAGAAGATAAAGCCCTGGTAAAGAACGAATTATTTTAAAAAAAAGCAATAAAAACTTTGATTTTTGGTTAAAATTGTGTTTTTTTGCGTAAAAGTATATAAGTTTTATGGTTAATGAAGAAGTAATATCTAGATTCCTAGAAGGTAGAAATCAAAAAAAATATATCGTAGGTGTTGAAATTCCTTATGGTAGTCCTGAAGTTTCACTTATAATTAATGACCCAGTAAGGGGTAAATATATTTCAAAAGACCACGTAACATCCTTTTTATGGTTTAAAGAAGAAGTTACTAAAATTATGTATGGGGGTAAAAGAAATTTAATTAAAAAAGCCATCGAAAAATATGGTATCACCATAACAAAGTTAAAAACTTCCATAGGTGGGGAGGCTGAAACCTTCAGAATGGGTGATGGTTTCAAATACATGGCAAAAACCAAAGGTTCTAACACCAGATTATTAAAATTCTTTAAAGAAGGTGGTGTTGATGTGTATGGTGAATCAACTAAGAGTTACTTCATTGCTATAAACCCAATTGAACAATATCTAATTGCATCTGGTAAAAGATTATTCAAGGGAATGGATGATTATAATGATGTTCATAGACTTCAATTTGATTTAGAAACAACGGGATTAAAACCAAAGGGAGGTTTATTATCCCCAGAAGAAATTAATGATATTAAATCAAGGATGTCCACTGGTGAAGATTTAACAAAATTATACGAATTTGACGCTGGTAATAACCCAACTAGACATAAAGATGCTAGAATATTCCAAGTTGGTATTAGAGATAATAAAGGTTTCGAAGAGATTATAGAAGTACCACAAACTGGGAGTAGAAAGGAATTAAGGGACTTAGAAGCGTATTCAATACTTAAATTCTTTGACATAATAAATACTTTAAGACCCGATGTAATTGCAGGTTATAATTCCGAGAATTTTGATTGGGACTTTATCTTTACTAGATGTGAAATTTTAAATATTGATATTGAATTAATTGCCAAAACTTTAGATAAGAGTGGTAAAAGTAATATTAGACGGGTTGATAAAAGTATAAAATTTGGTGGTGAAAGTGAATTTTATAAACAAACAATGATGTGGGGTTATAACATTATTGATGTTTATCATGCTGTTCGTAGGGCAAAAGCTATTAACTCGAATATTAAAAGTGCTGGATTAAAATACATTACTAAATACTCAAAACTTAATAAAGATAATCGTGTATATGTTGAAGGTAATAAAATATACTCCATATGGGCTGATAAAGACACTAATTACGCTTTTAATGATGCCGATGGTAGTTACTACCCAATAACAGAAGAAAGGTCCTTAGAAGATGGTTATGAAGAAGTTATGGGTGATGTGATTATTAGACGTTATTTACTTGATGATTTATGGGAAACTGAAAAAGTTGATGGAGTTTATAATCAAGCATCTTTTTTATTATCTAAAATCATCCCAACATCATATATGCGCTCCACAACGATGGGTACTGCTGGTATTTGGAAATTAATTATGTTAGCGTGGTCATATGAAAATAGATTAGCAATTCCAGCTGTTAAACCTAGAAAGACATTCACAGGTGGGTTATCAAGATTGCTTGAAGTTGGGTATGCTGAAGACGTTGCAAAATTGGATTTTGCTGCCTTATACCCGAATATTGAGATTACGCACGATATATTCCCAGATACTGATATAAGTGGTGTGATGAGAGGTATGTTAATTTATATCGCATCAACAAGGGATAAGTTTAAAGGTTTGATGAATGACCATAAAGCTAAATTAGGTAAATTAAAAGAACTTAAGAATAATAACATTGATAAAATTTCTAAAGAAGATTTGGAATTATTGAACTCTGAAATTGAAAAAGAAAGTGGGTTAGCGAGTATGTACGATAAGAAACAATTACCAATTAAAATTTTAGGTAATTCATTCTTTGGTTCATTAGGTGCGCCTAACATTTTCAATTGGGGTGATATCAACTGCGCTGAAGAAACTACTTGTAGAGGTAGACAATACTTGAGGTTAATGGTTAAATTCTTTATGGATAAAAAATTCAGACCACTTGTAGGGGATACAGATGGGTTTAACTTTGCAATTCCGAAAGATATTGATACTAATTATTATACACCTTTAGGTACTCATAGATTTACTGAAAAAGATAAGGGTGTTACTTTAGTAGGTTTAGATGCTGTTGTAGGTGAATTTAATGAATTATACATGATTGGTAGAATGGGGTTAGATATTGACGATATTTGTGAATCAACAATTAACTTCTCTAGAAAAAACTACGCTAACTTAATTGGTGGTAAAATTAAATTAGTTGGTAACACGATTAAGTCATCAAAAATGCCAGGTTATATTGAGGATTTTTTAGCTGAAGCAATCGATTATCTATTAAAGGGTGATGGGGATAGTTTTATAAAAATTTATAATAAAACCGTTGATGATATTTATAATTTTAGAATACCATTGGTTAAAATAGCTAGTAAGTCTAATGTTAAGGACACCGTGCCATCGTATATAAAGGATATGAAAACTAGAACAAAATCTGGTAGTTTAAAAGCTAGAAAAGCGCATATGGAGTTATTAATAGCTAATGATGTTAATGCTAATTTGGGTGATACGGTTTATTATGTTAATATTGGTGCAACTAAATCAGTTGGTGATGCGCAAAAAATTTACCACCCCACAGATGAACAAAAGGCCCATAAAAAAGCCTATGGCACTTATGGTAGTGAAGTTAATTTCGAGATTAAACTTAATTGTAAATTAATACCAACTGACCAAATAGAAAATAACCCTAATTTAACAACTGATGAATATAACGTACCAAAATATTTGGCCGCATTTAATAAAAGAATTCACGCATTGTTAGTTTGTTTTAAACCTGAAATTAGGGCGGGTATTTTAATGGATATGGTTAAAAATAAAAAAAATAAAGAAATGGAGTTGACTGAAAGGAAAGTTTTTAGTCAAAAAGATTGTGAAATGCATCGTGGTGTTGCTTTTAAAGATGGTGACCAAAATACATTAGGTGAGTTGATGGATATGGAAGATAAGGAAATTGAATTTTGGCTTAGAGTTGATAAAACCCCTAATAATCTAGAGGAATTAAATATGGATTGGGAATCTATAAAAGTTGACTATGATGAGCGTATGAAAATTGAAAGAATTGAGGGTATTAAATTTGAAAAATCTAAAGTACTAGAATTAATAAAAAGAATGGAGGTTGGTGACATTGCTAATATGAAAGTTACTAATGAATTACCTAAATCGATTTCTTTATATGGTTCATTTATAGTACATAATGATAAAAATGGAGAGCCAAATATTTTCATTAAATCTGAGAAATGGGAGGTTGATTTAGCTTCAGTTCAAGACATCTTTAAATATGAGACATGGGCTGAACAACGTCACCTTTATTATCAAACAGTTGATAATAAAGCGTTAAAAACATTTGAGTCTTGGTTAACACATGTGTGGGTTGAAGCTAAAAAAGAAGGTAATAATGATAAAGCATTAAAAATTAAAAAAGAATTAGATTTAGCTGGTGTCACATTAGTTTTAGATGATTATAAAGATTCGTTAAAAGAAGTTTTAGAAAGGGAAAGTGTAGAACATAAAGTGAGTTTAGATTCTGAAATAGAAGAACATGGTGGAATACGTAGAGATTCTAGAGGATAAAAAAAAGAGAGCTATTATTAAGCTCTCTTTTTGTTTTAATGGAAATAAAATCCAAGGGGACGATAACGAAGGTGTTTATTTAAATTTTCAGCTTCGTTAGCAGCTCTTTCTAATTGTTGTTGACTACCTAACCTTAATAACCGCTCATCTAATTTATCCAATGCATCCCTTTTTTCTTCATTACCTTCAGAAACTAACGACTCGTAATCCATAGTTCTCTCAGCCTCTGGTGGCCCAAGAACACCACTAAATTTACCTCTAACCCTACCTAAAGCTTTTTTAGCTTCAGCCATAAATAATTGTCTCACCAATACTTTGGTTGGGAAATTAAAATCCTCAAATTTTAATTCAGCTAAAGGAACTTCATTTGGTAAAGTAATTATATCTGAATTTAACTTTCTACACTCATCAATATCTTCTGGGTCAGTTCCAGTGTCATAATAGTGATACCAAACTTTACAACCTTGTAAACCTACCGCAGTTGGTCCAGCACCAGCACCAGCACCAGCACCTACACCAGCACCACCGA